GGAGCCCGTGATCACTGAATCCTGTCCTACGATAATACCAGAGCCCTTGCTTGCGCGTGTATTCGCGCCGATGGCAATATCGGCGGACGCCAGGGCAGCTGCGTTGTCGCCAATAACGATACTTCTGGTCGATGTGGGTCCCGCTGGTGCGCCTATCTGAATACTCATTGAACCGGGGCCCTGAGGGTTTATACCCGCGGATGCCGTGATAGTAACAGCTGTCAGGGTATCTGTCGTTTTGTTAAATACAAGTCCACTATCGCCACCGAAGGTTGATCCGCCGTCATTAAATTGAACTTGGGTGTCGGATCCGCCGGGGGTGCCACCGCCGCCAGCAGAAGATGTAACAATCACCTTGTTATTGGCATCTAATCCAAGGTAACTGCCTGCGCCGGCGAGGGATCCGGACGTGGGGTCCAGAATGATGAACGAAGAAGAAAGACCACAACTTGCACTCAGTTGAGCATTAACCGTTACAACATCCGAACAGCTGGTGCCGAGAGTTATAGCTGAGGCAGACAGGGAGATGGTGGCAGATGAAGAAATTAACAGCGGCGAACCGCCCACGATGGCGCTAGCAGTTACGGCTGTAAACTGAGCATATGTGCCAGACACCGTTGTGGCGTCAGCAATCGGTCCGGTAGCAGAAATACCTACGCTGTTGAGATCCAGACCACCCCAGAGCTGAGATGTATTATTAGAAACGAACAGGTTGTTGCCGACATAAGTATCTCCGGATCCGCTTACCTCACCGCTGGCGAACACTCCTGCGGCATAGTTGCCGGGGCCCGCGTTGCCAGCAAGAATATCGCCGATGCTCGCAATGGACGCGCCGCCGTTGAGGGTGCTATTGACCATAAGACCAGTATCTGAAGCGCCAGAAACCGTAAGAGATCCAGTAACTGCAAGAGATCCAGTAACGGTGGTGGCAGATGAAGAAATTAACAGCGGCGAACCGCCAACAATAGCGCTAGCAGTTACGGCTGTAAACTGAGCATATGTGCCAGACACCGTTGTGGCGTCAGCAATCGGACCGGTAGCAGTAATGCCTACGCTGTTGAGATCCAGACCACCGAAGAGCTGAGATGTATTATTAGAAACGAACAGGTTGTTGCCGACATAAGCATCGCCCGATGCAGAAATGTCACCGGCAACTCGGACGGCGCCGGTAACTTGTAGAAAATCTGTAGACCCTGTGATCCACATTAAGTCCGAGGAGCCGCTGATTTCACGCCCGATGGGAGAATCATAACGGAATTGCACAGACATCTCTGGGCCGTCAGCGACGGCGACAGCACTAGCTGTTAGCCCCGTAAGCCCAGACCCATCACCATAGAAATACGAAGCTGAGATAAGAGACCCAGTTAAAGAACCACTCTGGTCCGTTACCAGAAGACTGGAACCGCTGAATTCTCCCGCGTCGTTTTGAAATTGAATGGATCCAACTCCGCCTTTAGCTACGAAGCGCGATCCGCTAACGTACGCCCAGCCCTGAGTTATTGTCGACATTTAATGTACTCCCACTTCCTTAAATAGTATTGGCAAAACAAAAAGGGTGTGAGTCTGTGCTCAACGCCCAGAAAATTAGTTATTGTTCTGTGGGGGGCGCTAGGTCGGTCGATCAACACTCTTTGCCACTCGAAAGGAACCTTGGCGGGCCCTAACACATTCAGCACTAATTTGAAACTTGTGCTCCACTTGTCCAAAATAATACCGCGTATCATTATAGGTCTTTACAATTTCATAGAAAAGATCTCCATACTGCACAAAATCGCCCACACGAACAAATAAGTTTTGATCTTCTGTTAAGCGCCGGCGATGGAAGTTTACCGTAAGTTTCGTTTGATAATCATAACCATAGCGCTCGTTGGTTTGCTCGTTCTCAACAGCGACATATGCGTATACACGAACTGGAGGTAATGTTACCTTATCAATAGACTCGCCGTAAGTGGTATTAAAGTCAGAATCTTCAAGACTTATTGGATAATAAACAACCGTTTGGCCAATGACCCTCTCGGCTAATTCATCGTTAACTTGTTTTACTAAGTTTCGCTCTTTTTTCCCAAAGAACATGGGCGGCGGAGGTGCGTCTGGTTGGGACCATTTGTTTTTTGGATCTGCCATTTGAAGCCCCCTAGTAAAGATGCGTGGTGTTCAGCATCTAAACTTAAGTAGATTAAGAGCGAATCTTTTATCTAAACATTTTGCTATAGCGTCATTTTTGCGGGCTAACCTACCAACACGCCAGCAGACCCCGACCAGTTACTGCCACTCGGAGAGAGGGTAGTATTATCGATTGCGCCCCTGTTGATACTAGTAAGACCCGCCATAACATCAACGGAATCAGATCCCCACACCCATATCTCAGTACATTTCACGTGCATCCTAGGCGAGACGCTTCCCGACGGCACCGTTAAGAAATTTGAACCAGCAACTCCGTTTTCGGAAAAAGCTACTTTCACATCCTGGCCGACGCCACCCACATTGCTAACGACAATCCATTGGGTCACGTTATCAAACGGGACCTTCTCTGCACCTACTAAGCAATCGATACCTCCAGAAACAAAGGGCAGTCCAGATACCTGATAGGATCCAACATTTCCTAAGCCTACGCGATAATTAAAAGTTTCAGGATGCGACATTTTTCACCTCTCCGTCTAATAAATAGTTTCTACTAAATGCTTTCATCTAAACAATTTCCCTTCTTTTTTTCTTTGTAACTTCTTTTGCTCTCGGATGGCTTTGTCTTTTTTCATTCTTTTTCGAACCGAAGGCTTGACATAGTAGTCAGTTTTGGCTCTATACGTTTCTAATATTTTGCCTTTTTTACATTTTTTAATAAATCGGCGGATCATTCTTTCTGTGCTTTCGCCACGTCTCGGGCGCACTGTCGTGTTAACGGCCATTTTATTTCCCCTCTTTAACGTTAGTCATGTGGGCATTCCAATTTTTCCCTACGGAGCCAAAGAGTTTTGTAATATCTACTCCCGGGTCGGCAGCTGCTTGTCCCGACATGGGACTGCTTTGTTGCGTTGGAGATGCCTGAGCCGGTGCAGGGGTTGTTCCCTCGAATAAGTTTACACCATTAAACGAATCCCCTCCTACGGCTGCCATTAACTTCTTTCGATGATCTTGAAGCTTTGTTTGTTGCTCACTAAAAGTATTGCGTTTCATGCGCTCAATAGTTGGGTCCTTCGGTGTATGTGATTCCTCAACAATTCGTGTCTGGGAGCTTGACATTCCCTTTACAACCTCCGCTATAATACCAGAAATCAACCCGTCTTCCATGAGAGACTCTTTTATACACTCATTTACGATAGGCCTCAATATTTTTTTAAATTCAGATTTTTTCATTGGTCGGCGACGATTTCATTTATTAAATTCAGGATCTTGTTATTCTTATGCACTTGTTCATTCATGAGCTTATTTTCCGAGAGAGCCATAAACGCGTTAGGGGTAGAGGGCTCCGAAACAATATCAAAACAAATGAGTTGAAAGTCATCTTCTACAATGGTCTTGCCCATTCGTTCTGTGACAGAGCCCATCCCTCTTGAAGAAATGCCAGTCTTTACGCCGGACTCCACCAGGGCCTTAAGAATCTGGCCAGAGGGCGTTTCAAGAACTTTGATCTTGCCCATCACAGATGGGCCGTCCATCCATACTTCGGTCACCATATGGGACACGTTCACAAGGTTGATGATAGAAGAATCGGGGTGATCTAATTCCCCCAAAGCACGTCGGTCTTCCACTAAGGCTTTATACTTGCCAACTTCCCGCTCCATGATAGCGTGAGGATATACGCGGCCATTGCCGTTCTGAACATCTGCTTCCTGCAATTTGCCAGTTAGCATCATTCCGCCATTACGAACAAAGGACTTCTCGGCTTCCGTCAGTAGATCCTGACAGACGCCGCCTTCGCATAGTTCATAGTATTCTCGTAGAAGTTGGGCCATTGGTTACTCTTCGGGCTCCAGGACGTCGCGGTGAAATGGCTTCCCGCGTGCCTCGCGGTCAGCAATCACATCATTCCACATAGCCCAAATCTCTGGGTAGTCTTGCTGAAGGAACTGGTTGATGTCTTGTTTGCCGGGAGGATTCGTGGCAGCGTTGGATCGGGAGATTGCATGCTGGTGGCGAGAGTATCCTCTAGGGTCTTTCTCAAACGCGAGTCGCTCCTCACTAGAGGCGTCGAGATCTTCGGCGTCGAGTTCTTTCGCCCGGACGCGTCCCGAATCGTCGTAGGAGAAAACTCCTTCTTCAATTTCTTCTTCCCCACGATTAACTGTCTCGTGCAAGAAGTATCGGGGGTCTATTCGTTTTACATTTTTTCTACGTGCCATTGTTTATTCCTCGGATGCCCGGCCCGCGCCGAGCTGTTCAGGGGCCTTGTAGGCGTCGAAGCCGCCCGGCTCTTTCCGGCGCCGGTCGTAGACACCGGGGACCGATATACCGGATGCATAGAGGGCATCAACTACTGAATTAGATAAGTCTCGGTCTCCCACCTGTCTAGCGAATAACATGAGATAATTCGCGGAGCTCGACAACCCCGAGGTCATTGGGGCCGAGAAAAGCTTAAGAACCTTATTGTATGCATTCTTACCGTCAGCTCTTCCAAGTTTACTTACGGAGGGGTCGTCTAACCATTTGAGGTTCTCCGGAGAAATCTCGCCTTGTTCGGCCTTGTGGGCCCAGGCCTCTGCGACCTTTTTAACGACAGCCTCCATGGCCTTCTGTTGTGCTTCTTTGCCACCCAGGCCGCGGCCAGCGAGATCACGGTCGTGTTGAACACTCTTGGGAACCCCGGGCATTCGTTCTTCAAGCTCTTCGCCACGATTCACCGTCTCGTGCAAGAAATATCGGGGGTCTATTCGTTTTACATTTTTTCTGCGTGCCATAATATTATTCCTTTAAAGTAGTCAACTGCCGGAGCAGCATCGTCGAACTGGTTGAATCATCCATTTTTTCATGATTGCTCACCTCCTTTGTGGGTCACTCGGATCCCGTAATCTTCTACCAGCATACTCAAAAAATATGAGGTGCCGGCACTAATGCAGCCGCACATGAACGCTGTCATGGGCTGATTGCTAAAACTAAATAGTTCTGTATATGGACTAATGCCCCAGAGAAACACGCCAACCCAAAATCCCATGCACAAGTGGCAGTGGAATAGGCGACCGAAGCCACCCCAGGAAGCGCACTCTGGACGTATCTTATTGAAGATGTGTCCGTGTATAATAATAAATGTCATGCCGTAAGCGGCAAGAACAAAGTGTAGTAATTCCATTAAATCTTCTTTCTATTTTATTAAAATAAAGGCTTTACGCCCTGTTCTTCAAAATGTTGGCGAAGAAGCTGTTTAAGATAACCCAGTCGAGGATACGACTTTCCGGGATCGCGGGCAGTAATCTTTATCGTATAAGCGCCGAGAAAATCTCTAACCTTCCCCAAGTCACCTTCGTGATCGTCTAAGATTTTTTGTGCTTGATCTCGGACTTCCTGTTGGGCTTCGGGGCTGAGACCAAACTCACTCGGAGTAGGAACTCCTCGCGCGGTAGCCCGGGCGCGCATATCCGCGAAATATTGCTCCCGGCGGGACTGTTCTTCGCTTGAAGTATCCGATGATTCCTTCAAAAATCTCTTCCAACTTTCCATTATAAGTTTCATTAGTATCGGTTCCTCAGTGGGTAGTAGTAATAGTCTGGGACCATGGAGCCCTTCTTAGAATACTGTGGCACTTCACCATATTCGGTAGAGTCACGATCGGTCGGATGAGTAAACATGTCTTCAAGCTCTTTCTCATAGTTATCAGCGACTCGCTCATGTTCTGCTTCTGTTGCAATAAACTCTGCTATAAGAAATGTTACTGCCTGGAGGGGGTTAACACTATCGTTCTCAAATATTTTAGCTTCTAGCGAGCGGAAAACATTTCCTCCTTGGATGGATGCTCGTTCTATTACCCCCCGATCTGCTAACAGTTCTAGCAACCGATTCTGATAATCGTAGACGTCTTCTGTACTAGTTGTTTTAGGAAACGTGGTAACTTTCATTGAGGCAGGTACGACAGCAATATCAATCTTTAAATGATCCATTATAAGAAGCGACCCATCAAGAGCCTTTCGAGCTTTTAGTTCTACTGTTGATTGTGGGCCGCCAATCTTTATATTAATCATTTGATGAAAGCTCCTGTACTAATTCCTGTGTTTTTAATACTTTATTAAGATCTATGTCTGTAAACTCACGTTTTCGAAACCCCTCAAGATATTCGGTTACTTCATTTATTTTTTTACTAAGGGCGGGTTCGAGAACGGTCGCAGATGAACTCTTGAGAAAATCTTTAAGGCGAGATAGTTCTTCATTAAGATAAAGCCTTAACTCAAATCCATCATCAGCAAAGCTTGTTATGTAGCGGTTTAATAAATCTTTTTGTTCTTGTAGCAATTCCCCATATTTATTATTAAAATTTTTAATAAAAGTTCGGTAGGTCAAACTATCAATCGTTTTTAGCTCATCAATTGGAGCAGCGCTTTTACGGGCGCTCATTCTATTAACCATTGCTTGTTCAAAAAGAATCTTCTTTTTAACTGTCGTTTTATTGCTAAAAATTGCACTAACAGATGCAAGTGATTTAAAATTAGTTATAAAGTTAGACCAGGTATGCTGTCCAACGCCCTTGTTAATTGCTGCTATTACTTGTGACTGAGCATCAAAAATTTTATTTTTGTCTAAGCGCGTATGTGCATTTTTGGCTTCTTGAAGTAATCTTTCTGCGACCACTTCCTGTATGTTCTCAGTCTCTAGGAGAGCTTTATATAGGTTCAGCTCTTTGCCTAAAATAGAGTTCTTTCCAAAATGCTCTTTAATGATAGAGACAATTAGGCTTTTTTTCTGTTCGTCTTTGTTGATTATAGACTTTGTAAGCTCTTTGGAAAGAGTCTCATAAATAAAAGCTGTATTTCTTTTTTTATTGTGTTTCATCTTTCTCTTCTACCTCTTTAGTTTCCATTTGTTCCACTAGTCGTCTAACCATACTGGTGTTTTCGAATAGATTTATCTCATCATTATTATAAATAGGCTCGGGATTTTCTTCTAGACCAAATCTAACGTCGGGCATATCTCCAAGAGGGTTGCCTATGCTTGAACCAGCGTTCTTTCTATATGTAGTCATCTCTATGGGAACGGCTTCTCTTCGTATTTTTCGCCGGCGTCCTCCAGTGCCGCGACGGGTTCTTCCATCAGCGGCTACTGGCACATGTGGGGCGCCCTGGTGTTTGGTGGGATTGTCCTCGCGGCGGCCGGGTGGCGTAGCTAAGAGAGGGGACTCTTCACCTTCGTCGCCCAAATCTAAACCTTCTTCGTCGCCCAGACCTAAGCCTTCTTCGCCGCCCAAGCCTAAACCTTCTTCGCCGCCCAGACCTAAATCGCCGCCGAGGGCGCCTCCGGCTTCCTCCATAGCGCCTTGTTCTGCCAAAGCTTCAAGCTCTTGCTGAAACTTCCGATCATAAAAGGTTTCGCGCTGGTTTCTCAGGAATTCGTCATCCGACAAGCCAAGAATGTTTTGAGCTACCCATCTCTTACTATAGGTTCCTTCAGGAACTGCTGTGGCAGTTTCAAATTTTGTTCTCATGTATTCAAGCTGCTGTAGCTCAGCAAGACGGGAGGGGTTATTAAGCTTAATCTTAAAAGATAAAAGATCGTCGCCCCTAAAGCCTAGTGTATAAAGATGTACAATCGCAATCTTCTCTAGCTCTGAGATCACTGACCGCTGAAGGCGCTGAATCGTTCTGGCAAACCTAATATCTTTTTGGGCCAAAGTTGTTTTATCCTCGCTGCCGTCCTCTAAGTTAGTTAAATATGACTGTGGAACTTTAATAGCTGCAAACAGCTTATCGCGAAGGTATTTAACATCGTCGATATCATTAAGACTTGAGGCACCCGTAAGCGATTTAATATCAGATCCGACGCCCCCTCTCATGGGAATAAAATAGTCTTCTTCAAGCGAGAGGGGATTATAACGAAGGTCAACACGACCGGTTGTAGCGTCGACGAGCTGATTGCGCTTCATCTCTGTTTTTACTTTCTCCATGTATTGAGCAACATCTTGTGGTGGAATATTACCTACATCAATTTGAAAGATGCGGCGCTCGGGGGCGCGGACGACTCGATAAGCAATCATCGCGTCTTCAAGTAAAACAAGTTGACGCCAAATGCGGCGCGCCGGGTCGAGGGCAGATGTGCCGTATGGAGAGTAGCGATCGTTGCCTAAAATACGGAAGTGTGCAACCTGCCAGTTCTCGAAGGTCATTCCAGCACCGTTCCACTGATACTGGACATAATTAGGATTTGAAGCATCTTGTCCCTCTAGGCGTTCAACTTCGCTATTGGGCATGCCGATTACAGACGTAACCCCCAATTTTTCGTCAATATCTAAATATAGAAAGAAGTCCCCATATTTAACCATCGAGCGAGCCCACCCAAAAGCATTAAATTCAATGTTAAGTGCATCATAATATAGAGATTCTAAAATTAACTTAATTTCATGATTGCGGCAATCTATATTTAATAATCGATCATACTCGTTTGACGTCGTCATCTCGTCTGCATAAATATCTAAAGCCGAAGCGATCTCAGGCATGTATTCCATCTGCTCGAAATCAACGTATCGTTCGGCCCGGTTCTGATTCCGGAATGCGGCCGAAGTAAACATGTTATAGTTTTGAGAAAAGTTACTGTCGGAGCGTTTAAATTCCTGACCACTCAAAGAACGGAAACGGTAACGATATTTATCTAAATCATTCCGCCGTTCGTCCCTCGCGACCTGATTTCTGTAGTTAACAATCGGGCCCGAGAGAAGCCGAGTCAGCCTCTTGAATAACGGAGCATTTGGGTTTCTTGTATTTTTTTCGTTCTGTGGCATTTTTTAACCCTTTATCAACCCAATATATTGATCGTTGAAGCTTATACCCTGCTCTACTCGCTGATTCTCTTTTGTCATTTTATGTCCCTGCATTCCTGGAATGGTGGTCGAAATATTTGTTTTAGACGTTGAGATAGACGACAACATTTGTTTATCATACTCTACATTTTTTTGACTCTCTACAATCACAGTATCCCTCACCCAGCATCCAATAGCAAACGACATAACCAAATCATCATTGTAGCTTCTCATTGCCTGAGGCCTACCATGATACCAAATAAATGTTTTCATTTCTGACAGCAAGCGACTGGAATTGATAGTAATTAGTTTGTTCCTCATAAACTCTTCCATCTTCGCCACAATCAAAGGCCGTGTTTTCGAAGATGTGGTAAATCCTGGTATAACATTGCTTTGCCATTGGGCTGCCACGGGATCAACAAATTGATGATCTCCCTTTCTAGAGTGGTATAAGTTAGGATACTCTTTATCGATCAATTTTTTAAGTACTGCATAGCCTATGTTATTATTTTCTATGACAACCATGGGGTTTCCATATTCTCCAGCCACGCCGTATAAAATATCTGCGAAGTCATCTGGCGTGGGCTTGCCTACATATTCGGCGACGACTTCCATTGTTTCTAGCTCAAAAATATGAAAAGCGCTGTTATCTTTACCATCGCCGCGAGCGACGTCGGCTACGATCAAATATGGTTTAAGCGGATCATACCTCTTCCATATCCAGTAATTGCGATCAAAACCTGTTCTGTATTCAGGAGTCGTGGCCTTCTCCATATACCACTGAATGTCATCCGGATGAATAACTGTTTCACCAGAAACATTAAAGTTACATTCCAGCTCTTGGGCTATCTGTCGTTTAGACATATTCTTGGTTTCTTTTTCGAACCAAGTCTTGTTGCGATCTGGGTGGACATCCCACAGAAGCGTAGTCATATAAAAATCATTTGTGCCGGCTTCAGACTCTACACAACTCTGATGGAACCAGTTTCCAACGCCGTTTGGAGTCGACAGTGCGATGCAGCGGCCACCTGTCGATAGTGTGGGGTAAAGAGCTGTCCACAACTCATCTAGCTTTTCTACGTGTGCGGCCTCATCAATTACCAACAAAGATAGAGCTTCCGAACGGCCTGCATCCCCAGAAGTTGAAGAGCCTTTGATCTGTGATCCGTTCGCCAACTCAAAAGAAGTTCTATTATCGACTTCAATATCTGAAATACGCATCCAATCGGGGAGGTTCTTGATTATAGCTTTTACTTTTTTGACCAGATTGGTAGCAGTCTGCAGCTTTGTAGCAACAACAAGGATGTTTTTATCACGATGGAAAAGCATAAGCCATGCGATATAGGCTGCAGAAATTGTAGAAATCCCCAACTGCCGGGCTTTGAGAATTATATTAAAACGATAATCATTAAAATCTTTCAGCAGTTCTTGCTGATAATCGTATGCTTTAAAGGGGATGAGGCCCTTTTGTGGATGAGAGATTCTACAATAATTAATTGTGAAATAGACCGGGTCTTTGCCGGCCTTGACTATCTCTTTTACTATCTCTTGCTTAGTGAGAGTGCTGGCCATAGCATCTCTTACTTGCCTTTGCGAGTATCATTCTTGGGACGTTTATTCTTGGGTCCGAGAGCGAGCCAGTCTTTGATAGCACTGTCGAGGCGGTCGTCGTCGCTGCCCTCATTCACCTCAACTGTATCTGTTAGGCCACCAATTCGATAATCGCAGTGAGCTTGTACATCCGTTCGATAATTAGAAATTCTCTGGACCAGAACATGATGCTCTCCCTCTAGCGTTAGAGTCAGAGTGTCCCCTGTAATTGCTTTATATTCTTTCTTCAAGAATTTGATTATTGCGGCGAGGCGTTGAATAACCTCATCCTCGAAGCCTGGGTCTTTTACATCTTTGATCCGAGCTTCAGCTTGATATGTGAGACGCAGAATAGGCCCGTGGAACTGAACTCCGAAGCCGTCCATAACGCGGCGGTCATTGATATAGTGTCCGTCCTGGCGCTTTAGGCCCGCGTCGCGAGCTTTGCCGTCCGCTTGCAGGGACTCTTCGTGAGCCCCGTCCCAAGCACCATTTGCCGCGGCTTGTCCTATTCCTTTAATGATATCGTATACAGTTGCCATATTATTCTTCCTTGTTAGGTCTCCAACCGGTTGCCCATCTTTCTTCCCTGTCCTCGACGTAATCTATATAGCATTTAAAACAAGCTTCAAACTTATTCATATATAAATCATCTCGTGGATGAAAAGAATACCTCTTGCAAATAGGACAGCTCCTATTATTCTCTCTAGTAAGTAGTTTTTTGTTTATTAAAAATCCATCTTGTTCTACTTTGTCTTGGGATTCGGCCAGTTTGGCAAACTTACGTTGTGCCTGTTGTGATTGAGTGATGTAATCTTTTTCTTTTTCTTCGTCCCAAAAGCGACTAGGATTATGGGTTGCTTCTTCGCCATACTTTTTGGCGATTGCCTTCTCAAGTTTGGG